CTCCACAAGCCTTTAGCTGGTTGTCATAGCTGGTCTTTCGGGCTCCCGCGATAGCTGGAAGCATGCCAGCGATTCCTTTACACCCCCAGCATCCAGATGTGGAGATCTGGTGGGGACAAGCCGCACAGATTTTTGCTCTGCGTTCGGCTTCCTCTTGGTCAACTAATTGGAATTGGGACTTGGCGGCAAAGTTGTACATTGCCTTGACCCATCGAACGATTTCCCCGAAGCCCAAGGTCTGTTTAACACTGGAGCAAGGAACGCAGTTTTCAGACCCTGCCAAACGCTCGCAAATGGCATTCTCTATCTGAGAGACAATATCAGTCGGAGGCACCAAACCCCGAAGTATAATCAACTTCTCACAGTTCTTAACCAGATCAAACCAATCTCCTCCCCTAACAATCTCTCCAGTAACGGGGCATGTAACCCACCATCCCTGTGGGGGAACGTCCGTCTTACGTTGATAGCAAAATCGCAAGCTACTCATTGACTACCAGTTCCGCTTCGTAGGTGTTGTTGTCGGGAATCTTCAACGACTCAAGTTTGGTGGCTATATTAATTTGCACCGCATTTTGTTGGTTGTTTCCATCGCTAAAGTTGATAGATGCGGCTTCGGCTAGTTGCTTGATGTTCCGCATCATGCCAAGGGCTTCCATTCCGTCTAGGTCTTGCGCGGCATCAGCAGCCTTAACCAACACCCTACCAGTCAGAAACTTGATCGACTTCTTCATGGTCTCAATAGACGCCGTGATATCAGAGAGTAATGTTGGGACATCGTCGTTCTCCCAAGGCGCGGGATTTTGATCGTTGGCCAACCTTTCCCGACACGCCACCCATCGTTGAGTTTCTTTCCACAGATTGATTGTAGACACGCTAACACCGATATCTGAGGCGATATCAGGAACGTTGCGCCCAGAGCAAAACATGGAGAAGGCTTTAACGCATTGCATCCGTTTCTCTTTGTCCATCGCCTCCATCTTTGGAGGAGCAGGAACCAGTTGGCTAGGTCTCTCAATCTCCCAAGGATAAAGGTTTTCTTGTTCGGGATTAGCTCGCCAGATCTCGGCATGTTTATCCCACTTCTCACTATGGACAAAGCGGGATAGTTGTGGAGGGGAGGTAAAACCAAGTTCGTTCATAATCTCCTTGGTCCCCCTTTCAGCGACATAAAGTCGGAAGGCGTTTTGCTTCTTGATTCTGTTTTCTGGTAAGTCCCAGTCGATCTTGTTCTTGCGCTGTCCAGCCATCCCGATTAGTTTAGTAGAAATTTCTCAGATGGCAACAGAAGATCAGGGGATAGAAAAATACGGGAGGTTGTGGTTATCCAAAGACGGGCAGGCGATTACTCCCCTGCGTATCGAAATGGATGCATTTCTTATGGGCTTGACCCCCGAAGAAGGGGGACTCGGCAAATCCCGCCACTATCGAAATATCGTTTCCGCTATATGGCCCACCTTCCAGTGGCATAAATGGGCCGAATTATCCGCACAAGCTTTCTGCGCCCAAGTATTTGAAGAAGACGAGGCTTCTGGCAATAGGTTCATCCGAAGTGTGACGGGACTGGCGGGAGGGACGGACTCAGGCAAGTCCTACGGGATGGCGGCGTTTGCGCTAGTCAACTGGTTCTGCGATCCCATCAATACGATGGTCATTGTGGTGTCTACGAGCAAAATTGACGCCAAACAGCGTATCTGGGCCGCGCTAGTCAAGATGTATCGTGAGGCCCGAAACCTTGGAATTGCATCAGGCCGACTCATCGAATCCATGGATATTATTAAGCTATCCGAAGAAGAGGGAGCCATCATTGATCCCAAAACGGGCGTGAGTGACGCCTCCTCCATCATGCTCCTTGCGGCTGGCGATGAATACAAAGATGACGCACAGAAACGCCTTCAGGGTAAAAAGAATCGTCGTATCGTGTTGATAGCAGATGAATTACAAGACTGTTCTGCTTCTATAATTAATGAGGCTATCTGGGGATTTAAGGGCGCACAGGAACTCTACGTTGTCGGAGCGGGCAACCCCGCATCCATATTCGACCCCCATGGGAAGTTCTGCGAACCAATCAAGGGATGGATGAGCGTGGATGAGGATACTCCAAATTGGAAAATCAGGGTGGCGGGTATTGAGGGGATATGCATCCGCTTTGACTCGGAGAAAGACAACCCAAACCAACAAGCCTTTGAGCAGGGGAAAGGACTTCGCTACCCATTCCTTCCAAAACCCAATGATGTGGCTCTGGCTAAAAAGGAGCTAGGGGAACTCAACCCCCAGTTCTGGCGCAAGTTTAGGGGATTCTGGCCCCCCGCAGATGCCGATGATTCAACTATTGTTTCAGATATACTTCTGGCCCGCCATGGGGCTTTAGATAAACCGATCTGGGACGGAACCCCGAAAGATATAGCAGGAGTTGATCCCAGCTACACGGAAGGTGGAGACCGCTTCGTCTTTACCCACCTTAAATATGGGAAGTTGATCTCAGGCAAGTGGGCTATCGCTGTCGAGAAGCAGTATGTTCTCAACCGAAGGGCGGGGTCTCAAGAGGACTTCCAATATGAGATGATCCAACAGATTAGCGATCTGTCTATCAAGTTGGGAATCCCGAACCAATGGATAGGGGTGGACGCCTCGGCTGGTGGCATCTTCTGGTCTATTGGGGAGCGGGAACTCCTCAAGGGATGGCATGCGGTATCCTTTGCTGGCGCGGCCTCAGATTTGCCAGTAAGCGCCCAATACGCCATGAGGAATGAAGCCACGGGAAAACCCCAAGTTGGCAAGGAATTGTTCCACAACATGGCATCTGAACTCTGTTTTGCTGCCCGCTACTTCTTGGAATGCGAGCAACTGAAGGGCATTAGCCCTGATTTAGCTTGGGAGATGACCCAGAGAAAGTATGCCCGAAGGACGCGAAAGATCATCATAGAGTCTAAGACCGACATGAAAAAGCGCATCGGAAAGTCTCCCGACTTGTTCGATTCATTCGCCGTTGGACTTTTCGTTGCCCGCAAGGTTTTCGGAGCCATGGCTGGAAGTGAGGCTATAGCAGAAAAGAAAAGACTTAACACCGAGTCATTCAAGAAGCTCAAACAGTCCTTGACTTTGCGAAGGCAATGGTAGACTCTACTTTGGATTTTTTCTATGGCGCAACTACCTATTGCTGAAGCTGACATTTGCATTTTTCAGGGAGCGACTTTTAGTCAGACGCTTTTCTATGAGACTGGCGAGCCATCGGCCCCAGTCAATCTTACTGGCTATTCGGCCAAAATGCAGATTCGGTCAAAGCCCGAATCCAAAGCTCTAATTCTTGAATTATCCACTACAACTGGTGGAGGTAATGGCCGCATCACTCTTGGCACAAATGGAGATTTCACAACAGGGGCTATCAATCTTTTCATATCCGCCAGTGATACGGCAAGTCTAAGTGTTTGCCAAAACGCCGTTTATGATCTTGAATTGACTTCTGGTTCTGTTGTTACTAGAATCCTACAAGGTAATGTTATCATTTCACCAGAGGTTACCCGCTAAATGAGCAAGATCTGTATTCCTATTCCTTCCAGTAGTGTTATCGGAGTTTCTTCAACCCCGATTACTACACCCAGCATCAATATCCTTCGTGTTGAACCTTCAATTACCACTCTTACGGGTGGCAGCGGATCGCTTGCTGCGCTTAATACTGTCAGCGGAAGTTACGCTGTGGGTATTGTGATTTTTTTGGTTGTTGATGGAACTCCAGCCATTTATCAATTGACCAACGGAACAGACGCCGAAAATAATCCTTTTGTTATCAGGCCCAATGACTATGCAAGCCAAACTGGAACCAATCGTGTTTGGAAACGACTAATGTAACAATGAAAAACTTAATTGCCCTACTCATCTCTGGAGCCTTAGTTGTTTCTGGCCACTCCCAAACCCGCAATGTTCTAGTTGGAACCAACAATGCGGTAGTCCAGCCTACCAACTTCTGGAGCGCCGATGCTTCAAATGCTCGCACTGGCTTGGGGTTGGGAACCGCAGCGACAAATCCCGCAACAGCATTCCAACCATCGTCTTCAGTTTTAACAAATCTAGCTTCCAGTAATGCGGTTAATCTTACCAATCTTCGCGCCACAAATATCGTTGGAACTGTTGCTATCAGTAATGGAGGAACTGGAGCCACAAATAATGGTTTGGCAAGGACAAATCTTGGATTGGGCTGGCCTGCACTTACCAATACAGATGCCACAAATTTCCGCAATGCCATAGAACTCGGAGCCACATGGCTCACTAATACTAACGTCACTAATTTTAGAACGGCGATTGGATTGGGGGCGACAAATGACGTAGTGTTCAATCAGCTTGTTGGCGCAGATGTTGGTGTTGATAATTTGACAGTTGAAGGAGCAATTTATTTTACAGAAACCCTCACCAACTTAGCGGTCACCCGCACAAATCTCGGACTTCCTTGGAGCGGGCTAACCAACACCAACGCTGCAACATTTCAAGCAGCACTCTTTGGATCTAATACCAATCCAGTTTTGGTGAATACCAATGGAGAGGTGGTAAGCCCGACCAATTTCTGGGCAGTGGCCCCGATATCCACCACTGTCCAATATCAGACAAATGTTACTGGAACATCAACAAATGCCGCGACAAACAGTCGCAATCTTTTCTTGTTTAGTCTTTCTCCTTCGGTATCTGGAATTACCAATACTGTTACACTACCCACCAATCCCGCCACCACATTTGAAGGAGATAGAGCTACTATTATTCATTTGGCCCAGACAACCAATGCGGTAACGGCAATTGGGCAATTGGGCGCAGCAACCAATCTAATCACCCTCAACCAGCTTGATGAAACGGTTCTACTAATGTATCGCAGTGGGGCATGGAGATTGGCCGACAACATCTCCTACATTGAGCCTATCTATTTTTCGGGCACTAATGCAGCAGAAAATGCGGCGGCAAGTAGAACCAACCTCGGTCTCGGTCTCCCAGCCCTCACCAACACCAACGTCACTAATTTTCGTTCCGCTATTGGCCTTGGAGAAACAAATAGCGTAACATTTTCCGCACTAACTCTTTCAAGTGATCTAAACTTTGGCGGTGGAGACAACATTGTTCTATCCACAACAAACGGAACAAAGATTGGAACAGAAACAAACCAGCTTCTCGGCTTTTATAATCAAACTCCGATTGTGCAGCCATCCTCAACAGGAGTTACCACCAACGGATTTACTCAGGGAAGCGGAAACAATGTCCACCCAAATAGCACATTTACTGGTGGCATAGGAACAAATGCATACACGATTTCGGATATCGTAGCGCATTTGAAATCGCTTGGACTGCTCGCTCCCTAACCCCGCTTTTTAAATGACCAACTACTGGAGACTTGAGAGAGATATCGATATCGTCCAAGGAAAAACATGGACGGCGAAGTTTCGTTATCTGACCAAGTCCTGCAAGGGAAAGTCTAATGTCCCAGTCAATCTTTCGGGCTACGGGGCAAATATGGTAATTCGTGAGTGCGCCAAGGATAGTGCTACATTACTCACATTGACCTCTGGAGGTGGCATTACGCTCGGCGGGAGTGCTGGAACCATCGAAATCGAAATCACCGCCACGCAGGCTTCTAACCTTACCGCTGGAGACAATGTCTACGAAATCGAACTCTACCAAGGATACACCTATATCGCATTTGCTACGGGTAAGGCCAAGGTCTATCAGGAGATTGCCCGATGAGCCAAGAAGTCATTGAGGTAACAGAAAGAGAAGTAGAAGTTATTGAGATTGTGGAGCGCGGCCCCGTTGGGCCAACTGGCCCGCAACCAGATATTAACTATACTGTAGTTTCTTCTAATACCACATTGCAGGCAGCAGATCTTATTGCTGCCGATACTTCTGGAGGGTCTTTTACTCTTACTCTTCCACTAAATCCTAGTAACGGTGATGCGGTAGACATCTTCGATTTCTCTGACACTTTCGACACCAACAATCTGACTATCGCCAGAAACGGAACCAAGATTGAGGGAATTGAAGAGAATTTAGTCTGTAACGTTGAAGGAGCCTACTTCACGATGATTTATACGGGAGCAACCCGTGGATGGCAGATTCTTCCGCGCTACGGCACTTCTGGCGGTGCTGGAGAGTCTACACTTACCACAACTGGTGACCTGCTCTATCGGGCTACAGGCGTCAATGCCCGACTCCCAATAGGAACCGCAGGACAGGTTCTGAAAGTAAACAGTGGAGCCACTGCTCCCGAATGGGGAACTATTTCTACCGCACCCAGCGGCCCAGCAGGCGGGACAGATCTCACAGGAACCTATCCCAATCCAACTTTAACGACTACGGGCGTAAGCGCGGGAACCTATACCAAAGTCACAGTAGACACCAAGGGTAGAGTCACAACTGGAACATCTGCCACCAAGTCTGATGTCGGGCTTTCCAATGTGGATAACACAAGTGATGCCTCAAAGCCAATTTCTACAGCCACCCAGACGGCACTAGACCTTAAGGCCAATCTCGAATCTCCCGCTCTCACTGGAACCCCGACAGCACCTACTGCTGCTGCTGGAACTGACACTACCCAGATTGCCACTACGGCATTTACATTGGCAAATCGCGGAGACCGCTATCTAACCACTTCCACAACTTCTCATTCCCTAACCACGGGAAGCAAAACATTTACCGTCCAATCTGGACTCAGCTATACCCCGACACAGGACGTTACCATTGTATACGATGCAGCCCGTCATATGCATGGTATTGTTACCAGCTATTCTGGAACGACATTGGTGGTCAACGTCGAGACCGTAGACGGGAGTGGCGGGCCGTTTACAGCTTGGACTATCAATGTGGGCGGGCTTTTGACGGCACAGGGGGCACTACTGGAGGTTAACAATCTTTCCGATGTCTCAAATCCCGCAACCGCATTGACTAACATTGGGGGTGTTCCGACAGGTCGCCAAATTATCGCGGGAACTGGGCTTACTGGCGGAGGAGATCTTACAGCTAATAGAACGCTCACGGTTAGCTACGGATCTACGGCAGGAACGGCCTGCCAAGGCAATGATGCGCGGCTTTCGGACTCCCGCACCCCAACCAGTCACGCCTCCAGCCATCTCGCAGGCACACCCGCCGTTGCGGCCAGCTACACGGGCATTGGCGATAACGAAACTTTCTCCGAAGAAGTAGTAATTATAGCAAACACCGCAGGCACGGCAGGCAACAGCATCACCCTAACCTTTGATGGTGTAGATGATGTGGATACTGTGCTGGCGGCGTGGAACTCGGCCAATCCGTTAAACCAAGCCTCATTAGACAGCGGCGATGGAGGACAAGTTCCCGACGATGGCGATTCGCTTCAGCTTTCGGGCGGGATTGCTTCTACTATTGGAAGTGATCCGATTTACGACCAAGACCTCAACACGACAGATGAACCGACCTTTAACAAGCTCACCCTCACGCCAGACACAAACGACTCCTCGCTCAAACTCGGCACATTGGAGTTTCAAGGATACGCACTCAACAATGCGTGGATTGGCGACAACGTCTATTTTGACGGCTCACAATTCCTGCGCCGCGCCACGGGAGCGGCGACATTGTTTTATTTCCAAGGGGAAGAAGGGCAGTTTCGCTGCGATGTGAGCGGCAACGCGGGCACAAGCGTCACATCCGATCCTGCATTTAAGGTCGGCGCAGGAGGCAAATTTTCAGCAGGCGCAAACGTGTCCAACGTTGAAGACTTTGAAGCGGGGATGCTCTTCAGCGATGGCAATAACATTGGATTGTCTGACAAAACGGACAACACCAAAAAAGCCACTCTGGACTTGTCGGGAATCACAACAGAAACAACTCGGTCGATTGCCCTTCCCAACGCCAGCGGCACCCTCGCCCTCCAAGGAGCCATCACCACCTCTGGCCTAACCCAAGCCACCGCCCGCATCCTCGGAAGAACGACAGCCAGCACAGGAGCCGTCGAGGAGATCACAATCGGGTCGGGCCTTTCGCTTTCGGCGGGGGAGCTTTCGGCTACGGGGTCGGGCGTCACCGCAGTCGGCGCATCCACCGCCGATGTGTTGAGCGTGTCGGGGTCTGATTTGGTGGCCGATGACCCGAACGCGGATCGCATTATTTTCTGGGACGATAGCGAATCCAAGCTGCGTTATCTGGAGGCGGGGTCGGGGCTTTCGATTAGCGGAACCACCATGACGGCATCGGGCGGTGTCTCTGGCGTTGATAGCACCACCGCCGATGTCTTCAGCGTGTCGGGCAGCAATCTGGTTGCCGACGATGGCGGCACTGTCGATTCGGCTGATCCGTTTGTTAAGTGGGACGATACGGCGGGCAAGCTCGTCTACGCCAACCCGCTCTCGCGGCC